TCCCAAAAAGGATGATAGTACCCAAGACCAAAACGTTAGCAAATTCTAACAAAAAATCCAAGAATTCCTTAAATGGACTTCTTGTGTTTTTATTTGAAATCTTTTTCATTTGTGTATATCATACCTATGGTTGAATATATCTAAAAAGTATATTACGCAATCTGCCACGGCTAGTATAGTTACGGGTAGAAAAGTAAAAAAGAAAAACCAAAATATTGGAATTTGATTATCCATTTATTGTTTACCGGAGTTCATGCAAGTTTTTGTTGACTTTGGAGGTTTTACTATATCCCGAATCATTCCACATATAATACCATATGATACCACAGGAATAAGAATAAGCAAGCAACCAAACAAAACAAAAGGGTCGTGCCACTTTGTCGGTCTATAATCGTCATAAAGATGATTGTTCGATTGCATATGTTCCAATTTTTAGTTCTCCTTTGTCATCTTCATAGAGAAAAGTGCAGTTATCTTTTTCAGTCCAGCAACCACAGTTTGCGTATACTGTCCCATGCACTTCAGCAATCTTTGGATTGTGAAGGTGTCCGCATATCACTCCATCATACTTCTTTTCCTTGGCATATCTGCATATAACATCTTCAAAACTTTCAATGAATTGCGCTGCCTTCTTTACTTTAATCTTTACATACTTGGACAAAGACCAATATCGCATTCCCAATGCTCTACGGCACCAATTAAAGATTTCATTTAGATCAAGCATAATTTCGTATCCTATGTCTCCTAGTTTATACAGAGAAGAACTGATTGGATACTTGGTTAGCAAATCAAACTGGTGTCCATGAATAACAAGAAATTTCTTTCCGTTCTTCGTGGTATAATCCATTCTTTCGTACAGAGAAATATTTCCAAATATTTCATGTCCTATGAACTTTGCCATAAACTCGTCATGGTTTCCATAGATGTAATGAATTTTGGTTCCCTTACGAGAAAGTTTCAACAGTCTTTCCACGACTTCAACCTGTCCAATTTGCTTCTCATGTTTCATGGAGAATGCGTCCTTGAATCTCCAAATATCGATGATGTCACCTACCAAGTAGATGTTATCAAAGGTATTGGACTTTAGGAAGTCTATGAGAGGCTTGTGCTTTGCCTTCTTAGAGGCAAGATGAAAGTCTGATAGAAAGACCGTTGTGTAGTGCATTATGTGATATCAACTACTTCGCACTTATCGCCGGTACAAGCAAAGGTTTGAGTGCCAGAAGTCTTATCTTCTTTTTCATACTTCACAAGATCTGACCAATTAACATTTTTTGGCATCTTCTCAAGGAGTGCCATGTATTCTTCCTTACTGCACTCTTGATATGGTGCTTGACGATAATTGTGATCACTGTGTGGTAGGAATGATATACCACTAATTTCATCGAAGTGTTTATATACCCAAGCACCAACATCCATCCATTCATTTTCACGAACGGTTACAGTAATACTTGGCTTATGCTCACACCAATGGCGCTGATACACCAACCAAAGTTCTAGGTGCTCAATTGCACCCAAATCATTACGAGTCAGACATCCCTCGGGTGACTTCGTTGGGAAGGAGAATACCATTACAGAATCGGGTTTCATTACGCACTTTTCGTGAGGGAATCCCATGTCCATCATCATTTTGCACAATGGATCCTTTTGATCTGCACGAACAGTACGAATATAGTATTCGCTGTGTCTTGGGTGAATACCAGATGCGGCATCTACTAATTGCGAAACTGTGCCCGATGGTTTTATGCAAGTAATGGCAGCAGCAGATTCAATTCCAATTTTTGATGCATACTCTTTGTTTACTTCTACTGCAATGTTTTTAAGTTTGACAAGACCCTTTTCCAAATTAATAACATCATTTGCCATATGTTCATTGTCAAGAATTCCTGTTAGAGATACGCCCAGAAGTGCCTCTTCCTCACAGTTCTTCTTCCATTCGCTGGAAAGATATGGGAAGTTCGTTAAAGACGCTTGGAATGTACCTAGGATCGTCGCTAAACGAACCTTACGAGCAAGATTGTCTGCTGTGTCATCTGCTCGCACAACGACTTCTGTGAGGTTACAGAACTCTCTATCTCGTAGAATGATTTCAGAGCAAGGATTGGTTCCAAACTCATAGTTTGGATCACGACGATCCCCTAGTTTGGCAACAGTCTTTTTGCAAGCCTCACGATTAAAGATACCGCGCTCGCCACTCTTGCTCTTATAAAGAGACATCCATTCTTCCATAAAGATACCCATGTCTGGTTTTTCTTTATAGGCAACTGAGTTGTTTGCAAGTGCGCGTTGGGGATGTTCATTCCACCACGCACCAGATTTTGCGTCGCGCATCCTCTCATCAGTGAGATTACTGAGTGAAATAAGTGCAGATCGGCGCACACCTCCAACAACGACAACTTCTGCAATTTTACAGACGATATCGTGACATTCAATGGACGTAAGTTTTCTGCCCGCACCTCTTTTAAAAGTTTCAGTAGTGAACTTAAAGAGATCTTCAAGTGGCCCCGGACCTGATGCTCTTCCACCAAATGTCTTGAGTCTTGCGCCAGCAGGACGAATTTTTGACACATCCCATTTTGGTATTTGACCACCAATAAGTAGGGATACAAGTTCCCTATATGCTTTAGCCCAACCAGCCTTGCTATCTTGCACAACAATAGTGGTTTCACTGTTTGTAAACTCCTCTGCAATAGTTGGTAATTTCTCAACATATTGTCTTTCGACAGAGAAGCCCACGCCTGTCCCACACATGAGTATGTATAGAATTTCATCAAATGCACGAACACGGTTCACTGCAACATATGAACAATTGTAACCAGCGGTATTGTCCCTGTTTAAAGCCTCACCGGCAGTCATAAGAGCGCGCATTGATGGCATAATTTCTAATTTAATCACAGCAGTTTCAAGTTCATTTCTCAGTTCAGAAGTTAAATTAAAATTATTTTCTTCTTTTAATTTAGTCTCAAAAAAATTAAAATAACGCTTAACTGTTTCTTCCCATGTTTCGCGACGATTTTCGCTTTCAATCCATCGTGAATAGCGCGAAAGGTGAATGAAATCCTGATAGAGGCTTGGTAGACTCATTTTTATCTCCTGATTGAGTTGGTGTTTTATGTAGTTTAGTTTGTTGTAAGGACTTTCCAAGAAATTGGAAATAATTCGCTAATAATTTTGCCAATAGATTTTGCATATTCTTGACACTCCCATTGTGCATGGGGGTCTGTTCTTTGTTTATAAACGCGAGAGAAAGCAGATAATGATCCTGTCCACCACCATTCTGTATATGTGGATTGAGGAAGAACAGAACGGGCTTGCTCTGGTGCAACTCCCTGTTCCAATAATTCATTATAAGTTTGAATTGCTTCTCTTACTGTCATTTCATAATGACGATTTACCGTGTTGTATTTTTCATTAATTTCCATAAAATCTTCAGATCCCTGTTTTGCACCATTTAATGGTTTACCCCTCCAACGTGGTAAATAAAATTGAGGCGAATCACTTACATAACGACGAGAAACCTCGTTTTCCACAAATCCAACTTTATGTTTAAATAATTGTGTTCGTATAAAAATTGGAGCCTTAATTCTAAGAGTAATTTGAGGATGTGCGAATGGCGTCCAATGATTATGCTTTGCAAGATATTTAATTAATTTTTCATCACGCGAAAAAAGAATACCAACTCCGTCACTGTCATATTCTTGCCATACACTTTCTTTGTTAAAAGAAACTCTTGCTGCATTTACAATAGTTAAATCATCACCCATATGCATAACATATTCTACATGACCCTTATCAAGAACTTTGATTTTCATCATTTCCATTATTATTTTCCTCTTCTTCTGCAAAGTAAAAACTTACTCTTCCTGAACCACCATAATCAGCGGAATATTCAACTGCTTTTTTCCATAATATAGGATCTAATTCTTTTAGTTTTTCTGAAAACTTTAAATGTATTTTTAAGATCAAATAAAAAAAAGTATCATCATCCATTGATTCTTTTTTTCTTTTGTAAGCAAAAAACTTTTCGCCATCTTCCTCTTCAATGAAAACATCAATTTCCATATCATTCGCAAAAGTATTTGCAAAATCCATAGAAATGTCATGGATTTCTTTGTTCATCTCCATTGCATACTGTTTCAAATGAATAAAAAAATTAAAAAATGCCTCTGACATTTCTTCGCCATATTCTTCATAAAATTCTTCATCAAATTTTTCTTCTGTCATACTTTTTTCCATTCATTGAACTTTAACTGTGCTTGAAGTCCATTGTAAGTGTTTTGTTTTATTATTTCAATAATTTGTTTTGTAGTTTTTCCAGATAAAATCATGTCATTTATATCTTTTTCTTTAATTTTATTTGGCCAAATTACAACATTAAATTTGTTTTGTATAAGTTGATTTATGGTATTTACCACATTTTTATTTCTTGGTTCATTGTCAATAACAAATATAATTTCTTTGTTCTGCATTATTTGTGGCAAAATTACAGAACCATCTAAACCAAGCATAGCAACACAATTTGGTAAAAATAAAGAATCTAGTGGTCCTTCTACAACAAATATAGGTTCATTTTTAATTGTGTTTAATCCAAACCATAATTTTTCTATATTTTTTCTTTTAATTGTAATATAGCGAATAGCCTTTAAATTATTTCCTAAATATCTTCCCTGAACACCTATTAAATTATCATTTTCATCATAAATTGGTATTACTAATCTTTTTTCTTTTAATAAATCAACTTTTGATGGATCTATGGTTTTTGCAACAGAACTAAAATCTTCTGTGTAAAATAAATTACTAAAAGATGATTTTGGCAATTGTCTTGATTTTACATATTCTTTGCAAATATGATTTTCTGGTAAAGAATCAATTGAAACACAGTCAATAAGTTTTGTTTTAGTTTCAAAATTTGGTTTTTCAAATTTAATTACTGGTTTTTTGTAATTTGATTTGCCATTCTCTCCATTGATCCATCTTTGTATTGCGTATTCTTTGCAATGATTAGGAGAAACTTGTTCCAGAAAATTGTATAGATTGCTGCTAAAATTACAATTATGGCACTTGTAGAAGAAATCGTTTCCTTTTTGAAAGAAAAATCCTCTTGCTTTGTTTTTGTGCTTTTGTGAATCTCCACAAATTGGGCATCTACAATTTGCAAGAGTTTCTTTCTTCCATACAAACTTTTCTAGCATAGAAGAAATCATGTTGATAAACATTTTGTCAATATAAGTTGACATTAGAACTTCCAATCACCAGTTTTTGTGTTTTTAATTTTGAAAATTTATCTCTTAAATCATAACCAGTCCCTGCTTCTTGTTCATCCGTTGTATTAGCAGCAACTAAAGTTGGTTGATTTAATGTTGGAACATCCGAGAGTTTCATTTTAGCACGATTTAATGCAACAACAAATTTTCGATTAGACATTGCATTATTATATCGATTTTTAAGTTGTTTTACCATAATTTGGTTTGCTTCCTCTAATTCTTCAGTTGAGATAAGTGCGATCATAAAATCACTAGTCGCAGGCAAACCAAAAGATTCTGATGTATTTTCAAGACCAACATCTGTGTTTGAATATCCTTCTCTATTTGTTTGTGTTGCAGTCCAGATAGGAAGATCATATTCAACCGCAAGTGCTCTTAATTCTTCTGCAATCGCTTTGATTAGTGTGTAAGAATTAATTGCTCCGGTGTTTTTCATTCTAGAAGATGAACAAATATTCAAATAATCAATAAAAACAATATCAGGTTTAAAACCTTTTTTAATTTTTAATTCTTCCATTAATGCTCTAAAATGTATGGCACTAGCACTAGAAGTTGGGTATTCTTTGATAATTAATTTAGAAGTAATATTTCCACACAAATTATCAATTTTCTTTTTGTAAACAGAATGTGGCATATCTTTTAAATCGTCCATAGTAACATCAAGAAGATTTGCGTCTATTCTTTCAGCAATTCTTTCTTCTGACATTTCACATGTAATGTATAAAACATTCAAATTTTGAACCAAACAATTTGCCGCGTGATGACATAAAAATAAAGATTTACCAACACCAGTTCCCGCCATAACAACATTTAATGTTTTTGTGGGAGTTCCACCGGAAGTAATTGTATTCATGTATTCAATATCAAAAGCAATTTTCTTTTCTTTTAGATGATAAAATTCAAATCGTTTATCCGCATCTTCTGCGTAATCATGTCCAATATGAACATCAAATGACACAGATAGTGCTTTACTCAATAAATCTGGAATAGCAGTTTTTGTTCTTGATTTGTCTTTTCCATCAATTATTTGAATTGACTCCATAATTGAATTATAAATTGCTTTATCTTTACAGAAATTTTCTGTTTCATTTAAAATCCAATCAGAATTTACAATTTCAGAAAAATCAAAAATTTGCACAAGATCTATGCAGTCTGTAAAATCTTTTTCAGACAAATTTTTAAGTTTTTCTAAAGAAATAATCACTGCTTCCTTGGACGGAATTGTGTTGTATTTTGTAAAAAACTCTTGGATATTTTCAAAAATTAATCGCTCAGAGGTATCATGAAAATATTCACTCTTGAGGAATGGGATCACCTTGCGACAATAATCTTCGCTCATCATCAGGGTTCGTAAAATTGTTTGTTCTATCCTCTGATTCATTCTCGGTTTCCTCTATCCATTTTTCCAATAAGTCAATTACCACATCGCCCGCTAATTTAAAAAATTCATCATTAAGTGTAACATTATTTGGATTTTTTACAACAATTGGATTAAAAATTAATCTGGCATGTTTTTTATCTTCGCTTTCTTCTACTCCAATTTTTTCATAAGTATATTCAACACCCTCAAATTTGCCAGTTTTAATTCGCACAACAACGAATCCATTATGAGTTTGTTCTGTTGCTTCGTAGATATTAAGCATCAAGTTTTCCATATTTAAATTCCTTTTGGATTCGTTCATCTAATTGTTTTAATACTTCTGGTGTAATATATTTTTCTGGTTCTTCATTAATATTTTTCATAAACACCTTTGAACCATCGGGTAGTTCAATTCTTGTAGAAACACTCTTAAAAATACCATATTCAACCGCCAAATCTGCCAGCCCATGATATCGATTAAGACCTGTTTCATAATTTAAACGAGTTTCTACTTCCATATTTTCTTTTGCAAAACGATTTTTATAATTTTTACAAGTAATAAAGTTTCCAACTACACCATCTTCTGTTTTATCTTTTTTCTTGCTCAAAAATAGAATTGTACTTGCGGCATATTTAACGCCGCTCCCACCAGATAAATCTTTTGTTGGGACATAAGCACCAACTACTTGATATGTGTGGTTAGTAATAAGCAAAGGAATTTCTGCTTTTCCGAGTTTAGCAGTCAAAACACGAAATGCACCCTTAACTAACTGTGCCTTTGTCATGTCTCTAACATTTTTTCCTTCTGCTGTGTCATTCATTTCTTTCTCGGTGGAAAGCATACCAAGTGAATCTAAAACCATTAAAATGGGTTTACGCTTATCTTTTTCCTCTTCCAAATATGCATTTACAATTTTTAAAGCCTGTGTCTTAAATTCTTCAATGGTTAAAACAGGAACGATGGCCAACCGAGAGGAATCTATTCCTCTTCCTTCCACCATGTCATTATTAATTGCATTTTCTGTATCAAAATATAAAACCATTGCATCTGGATGTGTGTCCAAAAAGTTTTTACAAATACCTAAAGCAAAAAATGTTTTGCCCGTTGCTTGTTCGCCCGCAAGGCAAGTAATTCTATTATTTGGCAATCCACCATGAATACTTCCACTCAATAGTGCATTAAGTGCATATGACCCAGTATCAATAAAAATAGTAGTGTCTTCGCTTTCTGCTGCCACAAATGCGTCTTCGTTTCCAGTTGCTTTTAAAAGTGATTTAATATTCATAAGAAATAGTCCTCAAGGGTGTTTTGTTTTTCTACAGTCCAACCAATCACATCAAGAATATTCTTGAGTGGATCTAAAAACGTTTTTTCAAACTGCATATCATAATCAATGTATTTATTAAGATCAAGTTCAATCGGAAGAGAATTTAAAAAAGTAATTACTTGATCTTTTCCATTTGGTCCACAAATTGGGTTTGGAGCTTTTAAATACACAAATTTAATTTTGTCGCCATCTGTAATTAATTTGTACTTTTTTTGAAGTTTCATTTTACGAATGTAATGATTATGTAATAATGCGCCTTTAACTGCAATTGGGGTAGACTTTTTATAAATCGTGACGCTATCATAATAATCATTTATTCCGTTAACGCTACGAGGAAAAGCAACCTCTTCAGGTGACATGGAGAAAAAAGTCTTTTTGAAATCAGCAACAAAATCTATTAATTTTTCTTGATCTTGATTCATGATGATATCAATTGCTTTTTTCAATTTTGTTCGTACAATTTGTGGAGTCGAACTACGAGTTGTTTCGATACCCTTAATTTTTAATTTTACTTCTTTGTATCGAACTCCTTCGCTATCCCACACATTCAACATGTAACGTTTTTTTGCAGTCCAAATACCTTTGCTTGCAATTGTTTCACGTTTCATGTGCATAAAATTACCAACACAGTTCATCAACTCTGCTAGTTCTTTATACTTATCTTCAATAAATGGTTCAATTACTTTACTGATAGACTTGTCAAGAAAGTCCACAATTTTATCAACATTTTTTTCATTTTTTATTACCTTTTTTACTAGTGCATCAAAACAAATGTAAATAGAGTCTGTGTCGCTTGCAATAATATAATCAATTTCATTAGTATTTAATGTTTCATTGATATATTTATTCAGCGCATGTTCAATCCAACGAATATTTAATTGACCAGAGAGAGTAACTGCTTCTGCTAAATCTGTGTCATAATAACGAAAATACTCATTACCAATTGCACCGTAGGCTGAATTTAATTGAATTTTACGAACAAGTTGAAAGTTGTTATATTTTGAAATATCATAATCCAACTTGATTTTTTCTTCTGAGTCAGTGCAAGTTTCCCTTTTCTTTTCCGCATCAATCATCAAATTTTTAAAATGTTTGCGTTCCTTATACATTTTTTCCATTAAAGCAGGAAACACACCCTGAACATCTTTACGAAATGTTATGCCATTAGCGGCAATAGTTTCTTTGCGTTGTTTTACATCATTAAAAATTTGAATTGGGTCAATAAAAGATTTAATTGATTTGCCTTCTTCCCGATCAAAAATTAAATCGGGAGATAACATACCAGCCTTACCCCAATCCGTTTTAGTTTCTGGTGAAATATTGTATTGCATAATCAAATGCGGATATAGACTATTTAAGTCAAGAGAAACAACCCAATTATAAAGACCAGGTTTTGGTTCTTTAACATAAGCACCAGCATATTGTCTATCTTTGCTATTATGCTTTTTTGGAGGAATCACAATACCACGCGCATGGAGATAATGGAAAACGATTGCGTCCCAAGTCCGAACCTGACTGAAAATATCCATCAAGTTTACTTTGGCTGAATATGCCAGCGCAACCGCAAGTTCCATGAGTCGTAACTTCTCCTCTAATTTTTTGATTAGAGTTACATCGTGAACATTGTATTCAATGAATTTTTGAAAGTCATTTTTGTAAAATTCATGAATGCTTTCGTACTCCGAATACGAAAGTTTGCCCTCCCCCAGTTCAATATTTGCGATATTATCAAGACGGTACGACTCTTGGTTGGTGTAAGTAAATGTAAGATAAAGTTCATAATAATCTAGTGTTGCAATCCCTGCAAGATCGTAAACATTATGATCTTTATTCCTACGATTTACCACCTTTTGATTTACAATATTCCAAAAAGAAAGACGCTTTGCTTCTTTTGTTCCCAGTATTGTCGATATACGGGAATACAAATATGGAATATCGAAGAATCGGATGTTCCAACCAGTAACAATATCAGGTGCTAGAGATTGCCAAAAGTTGAGAAAATCCATAAGCATCGTTGCTTCATCATCATAGCACTTAACATGATGATTCGCAGAGATACCTTTAAATGAGTTCAAACCAAAAGTAAAATACTTTTCATCACAATAAATTGTGATTGCATTCACCCGCTCCACCGGATTTTCCATATTTGGAAACCCAGACTCGCATTCTGTCTCAATATCAATGATTGCTATTCTTAATTTTGAGTAATCATAGTCAATCTCACCGGGATATCGTTCTGCCAAAAACGGATAAACAAAATCCATGTTTCCATAGATTTCAAAATTAGACACATCTTCATACTCTTTCACAAAGTTTTTTGCTTCTGACATGGAATCAAATTCCATTTCTGAAACAGAAACTCCGGTTAGAGTTGTGTGTGTCGAATTTTTACCCTTGATATAGAGTTTAGGTTGATATTGAACTCGTTCAGAAGTTCTCTTATTGTCCCGTATCTCACGAACAAGAATATTATTTCCGTAGACAAATGCGTTCGTATAAAAATTCATTCTGATTTTGATTTTACATATGCTGAAAATAAAACACAATAATTGATTATATCAAGAATCGCGTCATTGTATCCTTCGTTTTCAACAAGTAACTTTCCATCCTTTGCAAACGTGCTAAGCCTAGAAACTTTATCAACAATTCTTACCAAAAATCCTTGTTCTGTTGAACAAATTCCCATTGCCTCGCACCTTTCAAAATTGGCAAATGGTGTTCCGTTGCCTGATCCTGCGTAATCATGATTCTTCATTTTCATGATGTGTAAAGCAGTCTGGCATAAATTATTATGATGTTGAAATAATTCTTCTCGCTTCATGATGAAACTCCTGTAGATCCGAACCCACCGACTCTATCGGTTTTTTGTACAGGCGCAGTATAACATTCTTCAATTGCATAGTCAAGGGACTTTATAAGTTCTCCTTGGGCAATACGATCACCATGACGCACAACAAAGTCAACATTCGATGTATTGTATAGAAGAATCATCAATTCATTTGTATAGTCAGAGTCGATGATCCCTTCTGCATTTAGAAGAGTTATTCCCTTTTTGTAAGCCAACCCCGAACGTGGATGAATACGCACAGAGTAGCCAACTGGAATGTCTAGAATTATACCAGTTGAAATTGGCATAGTGTGGCGCGCGGGAACAGTAGTATCACCACACGCTGAAATGTCAAAGCAAGCAGATTGTTTTGTGGCAAATTTTGGTAAAATAGAATTTTCACTAATACGATAAACTTTTAGCATTTACATATTATACTACAAAAAAGTTAAAAGTCAACTGGATCTACTTCTTCAAATAATGTCGAAACCAAATAAGGCATGATTCTTCCACTACTTAAACTTTGTACAATGCATCTTGTATTATCTTGAGCAATTAATCCAAAGTATATAAATCTTTCATTTTCGGCAAAGTCAAACATTTTTGATTCTTGACATTGTGGATCAGAAAATTTTACAATAGATAAAAATCTTGGCATGCGGTTCCTTTAACTGTAAAGTAATATTTCTCTTGTAAGAGGTCTTCTTATTCTTGCTCCTATATAATCCATAAGAATTTTTGGAGATATACCCGGATATCCTGCACCAGCACCTATTCCATAATTAATCCAAAAAGGACTCATGTAATCTGCTGTTCCTGTTGGATAATGAGAATTACTTGACGGGGATGCAGTTCCAGAAGTTTTTACGGAATCTGTTTTGTTGTTTATTGAATAAGTAGTTGTAAAATTGCCAGCAGCATTCTGTTCTATTCCAAGATAGAGTTGATAAATTTTTTGAAACTCTACTAAAACTCCAGTATCGTATGAACTAACATTTGTTCCGTCTTTAATCCATATAATATTCCATGTAGTGTTTATTGGTGCATCGTCCACATAGTACCCTTCTAGAGGATCAAAAACGCCATTCACCCAAAATTGAAAATAAACTCCGTCAGAAGGACTTGTTGCGCTATTTGCAAAACCAAATCTAAAATAACCATATTGAGAGCCAGAACCGTATATATTATTTGTTACAAATATTGC